CAATGTGTTTGATTCACGTGTTTATGATCATGACGCATTGCCATCGCTTACGATTTACACGCTTAGCGAGGAATTGGGTGAGGAGTCCGCCAATAAACAGCTTAGATTGTTAAGTATTGTGGTTGAGGCTCGCGCCAAAGCCACCACCAATTTAGACAATACTTTAGACACCATCGGTGCTGAGGTAGAAGCGGCCATTTTTGCCAGTGGTGACACCACGTTAAGTGGCAAATGCAAAGACATTGATTTTGATGGGATAGAGATTGAACTATCCGGCGATTCAGATCAGCCCGTGGGGTTGATGAGCATGCGATTTGTTTGCCTCTATCGCGTTAATAAATCAGACGTAACCACTTTAATAAGTTAGGAGGCAATATGCCAAAAATGTATAAAAAAGGATCTGAGCCAATCAATGTACACCCTGGCCAGGTTGACAACGCAAAAGTGCGCGGCTGGTCGCTTGAAAAACCATCCACAACAAAAAAAGTTAAATCTAAAAAGGAGTTATAAAAAATGGCAACACATACTGGAATAGAGGGTGTTATTCACATTGGCACCGATGCAATTGGTGAGATCAAAGGCTGGTCATACACAGAGGGTGTAGCAACGCACGACACTACAACACTAAATGACACAGCAGACACACATTCAGTTGGTACAACTAATTGGAGTGGATCAGCAGAGGCATTTTGGGATATTGATGATACTGCACAAGCAGCATTGACCATTGGCGCATCAGTTACGTTGAAATTTTACCCAGAGGGTAATTCAACTGGTGACAAAGGTAAAACCGGCACAGCAACCGTTGAAACAATCACCGTCAACGCTGCAACCAATGACTCGCAAGGTATTTCATTTGGCTTTAAGGGTAACGGCGCATTAGCAGACTTAACAGTATCCTAATCAATGGGTATTAAAGACAACGCAAAAGCGCAATTCAGCGATATTATATCGGGCGAACTTTTATCGATATATGTTGAGGAGTGGAAAGATACCATCTATTACAAGGCAGCGATTAACGGCAAGAAACAAGCCCAGATCTTGAAACTTTACGATCAAGGCAAAACCGTTGATGCAGTTTGTATGGCATTAATCCAACGTGCGCTTAATAAAGACGGCGATCCGATTTGGCGTGTTGGCGAACTCAATGAACTTATGCGTGAATATGATACGAACGTCATTTCACGTATTGTTGAGCAAATTGCTGATAACGAAATAACGGTAGATGAAGCAAAAAAGCCTTAGAGGCAGATTTTGATCTGCGCTTTTGTTTGCAACTTGCTGAGATTTTGCACAAATCGTTAGATGAGGTGATGGAATTAACAACGGCCGAGCATAAATTATGGGCGGCTTATTTTGAACTAAAAGGGGAAAACAGTGGCTAACGCGCAAGCTAAATACGTCATTAAGTTAGAAGATAAAACCAAGCGGGCATTTAAAGCCATTGGTAAATCTTTAAAACGTACAACCTCGGCCGTTTTCTCCATGAAAACCGGCTTTGTGTCCGCCGCAGGCATAGCCGGCATTGGATATTTTGTTAAAAAATCCCTAGACGCTACCGATGAAATGGCTAAGATGAGCCGTGCCATCGGTGTGTCTGTTGAAAATCTGCAACGCCTTAGACACGCAGCATCATTGGGCGGATTAGAAGCCACCCAGCTTGATAAGGCCGTTCAAAAGTTATCCGTTAATATGGCGGACATGTCAAAAGGTATCGGCCTGGCCAAAGATGTGTTTGAGAAATACAACATCAGTGTTGAGAACTCAGACGGCACTTTAAGAGATGTAGTCGATGTGATGGCAGACGTTGCCGATGTAACCTCCGGACTGACCAATAAAACCGAAAAAGCCGATCTAGCTTACAAACTTTTTGGCGCACGCGGTGGCAAGATGATCAACGTGCTAGAGGGTGGATCGGTGGCCATGCGCGAGGCGATGATGGAAGCCGATAAACTCGGTCTGGTTATCAGTGAAAAAACTGCCAAAGGCGTGGAAAAAGCCAACGATGCTTTTACGCGTTTGGGGAGTTATTTAACAGCCTCGTTTCATCGAGCCGTGGCCAAACTTGCCCCAATTATAGAGAAAATTACAAACTCAATTCGTGAATGGGTTGAGATTAAAATCGACAAAGCCGGCGGCATTGGCAAACTTGCCACATCAATGGCGAACGCAGTGATTGATGCAGCCATTGGAATGGTAAAGGCTTTTGAGTCAATATCAAATGCTGTTATCGATGCCATTAACAACTTCAACGATTTTAGAAAAACAATCCCTGAAGCGATGGGCGGACTGCGTAGTGTTAAAGACATAATGGCAGAGATTAACGATGAGGACACTGTGCCATTATCGGGTAAATGGCAAAGGTTGCATCGTGAATTAGCTATGGTTAAAAAATCCTCTACACCGTTAGAACGGGTTAGTTATAAGCATCTTGTAACGGGGTTGGAAAGCTATAAGATTGCAGCGATTGAAGCCCAAAAACCATTAGAGAATATTGTAAAAACAACAGCCCAATTAAAAGACACTTCTTGGTTAAGCGATATGAAAGATCAATGGGGTGGTGTTACTGCCGGTGTTGAGGAATATGTTAAAACCGGTAAAGATTCTGAAAAACAATCAAAAGCATTAGGTGCTGTTGGCTTGAAAGCAGCCCAATCAATGGAAGATGCTTTTGTTAATATGGCAATGGGTGTTAAGACTTCATTTAAAGATATGGCAAGAGCCATTATCTCTGATTTAATTCGTATTCAAGTGCGTAAAAAATTAGCCGGATTTTTAGGCGGCATTGATTTTGGTTTTGGTAGTTCGGGCGGATCTGGATCAACTGAATATGTTGTGCCAGACACTAGAGGAACGATTACCAGTTTTGCCGGTGGTGGTTTTACCGGTGGCGGTGCAAGATCTGGCGGTGTGGATGGCAAAGGTGGTTTCCCGGCAATTCTACATCCAAATGAAACGGTGACTGATCATAATAATGGCGGTGGTGGTCAACCTATTAACGTGACTTATTCGCCACAGATCAATGCGCTTGATCCACGCACAGCAGCAACCGTGATTGCGCAAAATGCACCAACGATTGTCAGTGTGGTGCGTCAAGCCTTTAATCGTAACGGCAGGGCGGTGGCAATATGAGTGGCGCATATCCAACAACACCGGTGGCAAATTCAATCAGTATTACCGGTATTGCGCCAACACTTACCAGTGTCACTCACAGCCTAAAACGTCAAGCACGATCGCGTGGTGGTCAAAGATGGTTGATGGATATTAATTATCCATCCCTCACGCGTGCGCAGTTTGCACCAATTTGGGCGTTTGCGAATAAACAGCAAGGCCAATATGGCACATTCACTTATCAACCACCGATTTATAAGGACACTTCTGGCACGGCCACTGGCACGTTGTTGGTAAATAATGCCGGTGGTTATGCAGCAGGATCATCCACCATTGCAACCGATGGATTGACTGGCACTTTAAAAGCCGGTGATTTTATTAAATTTGCCGGTCATGACAAGGTTTATACCATCACCGCAGACGGCGCAACGTCACTCGCTATCGAGCCGGCACTGTTAGAAAGTGTGGCAGATAATGAGGTGATCACTTATAACGATGTGCCATTCACGATGGCATTCACCACAGACACGCAAGAGATGAGCGTATCAACCGGTGGCTTTGTGGCGTATCAAATCAAACTGGTTGAGGTAGTTTAGTGGCAGATCGCGGATCAACCACAGCCTTTCAAACTGAGGTTGCCAAACTTCAAAATCAGCCGGTGCATTTGTTGTCGGTGCATTTTGACGATGAAGTGGTTTATATGAATGACGGTTATAAAGACATCGTTTACGATTCAAATACTTATCAAGCCGTTGGTCATTTTATGGGTTTTTCAGATATTGAAGAAGCCGCCGAGGTGATGGTGTCATCAATGACAATCTCATTGTCGGGTGTTGATCAAGTGTGGGTCAGTAATGTTTTAAATAAACAATACATTGATCGCACGGTAAAAATTTACACCGCTTTTTTAGACTCAGCGCAGGCACTGATTGTTGATCCAGTGTTAATCTTTGAGGGGCGTATGGATTCACCAACCATTAGTGAAGATCCAAACGGCGGTCAATCAAGTGTATCGGTATCAGCCACCAATGCTTGGGTGGATTTTAGCCGCACCACCGGCAGACACACCAACCATGAAGAAACACAAATCCATTTTTCGGGCGATAAAGGCTTTGAATTTGCGAGTGAAATTGTTAAAGATGTAATTTGGGGCAAACCCAATGACTGAGATCATCTTTCACAATTACATTGAGTCACAAATGGGCAAGCCTTTTAAATGGGGTGAGAATGATTGCAACACCTTTATTTTAAAAATGGTGGATCATTTCCAAGGCACAGATTATGCCGCCGATGTGGTGGGCAAATATTCCACCAAACGTGGTGCGCTAAAATTTGCCAAAAAAATCGGCACATTGAGAGATTACCTACCACTTAGAAAAATCAAAGATAATCACGCTCAAACCGGTGATCTGATTTTGGTTAAAGACCAAGTGTTTGATCGGGCGCATATTTGCACTGGATCAAAAGTCGTATCGGTGATTGAGGATTCAGTTACCACTCAAATACCAATGGTTAAGGGTGATGTTTATCGGTGGGATCTATGGGCGCAGTAGTCGGATTCATTGCCGGTGAGATTGCCGGATCATACCTAACCAAAACCGTTGGTGGATTTTTCGCCAAAGAGATTTTTGGCATGGCAGTGGGTAATTTATTCGGCTCACTCATTGGTGCTGGTGTATCGGGATTATTAGCTGAGAAACCAGAGCAAGCCGATTTTGGTGCAAATAGTGCAGCAAGTGGTATGTTGGTTAATAAATCAGCCAACGATGCGCCGATCCCAGTCGTATATGGTCAGCGCAAAATTGGCGGCACAAGAGTTTTATTAGAGATCACCGGCACAGATAACGAATACCTGCACATGGTATTGGCCATGAGCGAGGGTGAGATTAATTCTTTTGAGAATGTTTATCTGAATGACGTGCTATCCACCGATGCTAAGTTTAGTGGCTTTTTAGATGTTTATAAACACACCGGCTCAACCACGCAAGCGGCGGATTCAAACTTGGTGACAAGTGTCAGCGGATGGACTTCAAACCACCAACTCAAAGGCACGGCCTATCTCTACATTAAAATGAAATACGATCAAGATGTGTTTGCATCCGGCCTGCCAACCATCACTGCCGATCTGAAAGGTGCAAAGGTTTATGATGCGCGTACTGCAACCACCGCCTGGAGTGATAATCCGGTGTTATGTATTCGTGATTATTTAACCAACACGCGTTATGGCAGAGGCATTGAAACATCACTGATTGATGATACCTCGTTTAATGCAGCGGCCAATTACTGTGAAGAAAGCGTTACCATTGGTGGTGTGAGCAAAACCCGATACACCTGCAATGGTGTGGTTGATACTTCGCAAGGCTCGATGGATGTACTCAAAAAACTGCTCACCGCTTGTCGTGGCTTTTTGATTTTTTCTGGTGGTAAATACAAACTCATTATCGACAAAGTAGAAACCGCCGCCTTTACCTTTAGTGAGGATAATATCATTGGCGCGTGGTCTATTAAGTTGGGTGACAAAAACAGCCAATTTAATAGAATGCGTGCTAACTTCTTTAATCCCGATCGCGCCTGGCAACCGGACATCGCCGTGGTAGATGCGCCAATATTAAGAATACAAGACAATGGCTTATTGTTAGAAAAAACCATTGACTTGCCGTTTACCAGTGATATTGATCGTGCGAAGATGATCACCACCATTAATCTGAATCAATCACGCCAACAAATCCTATGTGAGTTTACCGCCACCATCGAGGGGTTACGATGTGAGGTGGGTGATGTGGTGTATGTTAAACACGCCACGCCTGGCTGGGACACACTCAACTCAAACGCCGGCAAGAAATTCCGCGTGATGCGCATCACCTTGCAAAACAATGATGAAGTCAGAATTTTAGCAATGGAATACGATGCCACCGCTTATGATTTTGGCATTATTTTGGCAAGTGATGCTGCACCAAATACCAATCTGCCGGATGCAACTACAACCGCTGCACCCAGTGCCATTTTAGTTAGTGAAAACTTATACTCAACCATTGGTGGTGCAGGTGTTAAGGTGCGCGTAACTATTGATTGGAACGCAGCCAAAGATATTTTTGTGCAAGAGTATGAGGTTGAATGGCGTTTAAATGGCGCAAGCACTTATAATCACCTTACTACCACGCGCAACACCACTGCACGACTTGATGATGCAGATCCAACTATTTATGATTTTAGAGTGCGTGCGGTTAATTCAATCGGCGTGCGATCTGATTGGGCAACGCTGGATAATATTACCATTGCCGGTTTAACAACACCGCCAGTCGATGTGGCCGGATTATCGCTTGTTGCCCTTAGTGGATCAGCGCATATTTCATGGAATGTTGCCACCGATCTTGATGTACTCACGGGTGGCAAAGTGCGCTTCCGTCATTCTAATTTAACCACCGGCGCAAGCTGGGAATCATCCACCGATATTGGCGCGGCCGTTGCTGGACACAACACCAATGCAGTGTTGCCATTAATCACCGGCACATACATGGCAAAGTTTGTCGATTCAACTGGTAATGCCTCGGTTAATGCTTCGAGTTTTGCAATAACCACCGTGCCGGATATTATCAAAATGAATGCGGTAACAACTAGCAATCAACATCCATCATTTACCGGCACAAAAACCAACTTAGTAGCGGTGGATAATGTACTCAAATTTGAGGCCGACACCTTGCTTGATAGTGTCACCGATCTAATGGATGATTGGGAACTCTTAGACGCGATCGGTGGCACAGACACCGCCGGCACGTATGCGTTTGATACTTATATTGATCTGGGTCAAACATTCACCTCACGTGTGACGGCAAATTTAGCCTTTAGCGCGTTTGTGATTGGTGATTTAATCGATGATCGCACCGCGCTGATGGATACGTGGACAGATTTTGACAACGCACCATCTGATGTTGAGGTGGATTTATTTGTGGCCACCACCACCGATGATCCTGCCGCATCCCCAACGTGGGGATCATGGGCAAAATTCACCGTGGCGGATTATTCGGCGCGCGCTTTAAAATTCAAAATCGAGGCAACCTCATCAAGCAGTGATCACCAAATCAATATTACTGAATTAAGTGTCACCATCGATATGCCGGATCGGGTGCAGGGATCAAACGGCATTCAAACCGGCACAAGCAAATTATCAATCACTTATCCGTCAGCATTCAAGGCTGTGCCATCGCTTGGCATTACCATCACCGATGCCGGATCAAATGATTTATTAGAGATCACCAATGAAACCACCACCGGTTTTGATGTGGGTGTCAAACACGGTTCGAGTTATACCGATCACAAGATTAATTGGTTGGCTCGTGGTTATTAATTTTAAAAGGAGTAAATAAAAATGGCAACACATGATTATGTCATTGCGAATCAGACCGGTGCGAATACTCGTTCTGACTTAAACAGCGCATTTTCTGCTATTGTTAGCAATAACAGTAGTGCAACCGCACCAGCAACAACCTACGCATTTATGTGGTGGGCGGACACAGCAAATGATTTATTAAAACAACGTAATGCAGCAGATAGTGCTTGGGTTGATATCTTAACACTTTCAACTGGCGCACCATCAGTTGGTGGAGCAACAGAGGGAACAGCAGTATTATCTACTGGTGAAACTGGTGGTACTAAATTCTTACGTGAAGATGGTGATGGCACAAGTTCTTGGCAGAGTATTTCATCTGACCCAGCTATGGGTGGTGATTTATCTGGTACTGCTTCTAATGCTCAAATCGTAGCTAATGCGGTTGGTACTACTGAGATAGCTAATAGTGCTGTTACAGATGCTAAGATAGCTGGAATGAGTTCATCTAAGTTATCTGGTGCTTTACCAGCTATTGATGGTAGTGCTTTGACTAATCTATCTGCTGGTAAGGTGCTACAAGTAGTAAACTTCCAAACTGGTGCTGTTGCTACGGGTACAACACAATTCCCAAGTGACGATACTATCCCTCAAAATACAGATGGAAATGAATATATGTCATTGGCTATAACACCAACGTCAGCCACAAGTAAACTAAGGATAGATATAGTCTATAATATGTCACATTCAGAAAGTACCACTTGGTTTCAGGGCGCGTTGTTTCAAGATGCCACAACAGGTGCTTTAGCTTCTAATGCGAGTTATGAATCCATAGGAACAGCGGGAAATACAGTATCATTCTCACACACAATGACATCAGGTACAACGTCAGCAACAACCTTTAAACTTAGGCTTGGTGGTCATAAAGTAGGAACGACCACATTTAACGGTCAGACAGGGGGTAGGCTTCACGGCGGTGTATTATCCTCAAGCATAACAATAACAGAGTACGAGGTTTAATATGGGTATTTCACAGGTAATAGGTTGGAAATTTAACAACCAAGCAGGTATGAGTACAAAGGGAGGTGTAATTACAGCGTTTCCTAATGGCATACCTACACAAGCAGACCAAGACTTATGGACTACTGAATATGAAGCACACTTAGCGTCTACTGAATACGCACGTAACAGAGCAGAAGCATACCCATCACTAGCCGACCAGTTAGATGACATCTACCACAATGGTGTTGCCGGTTGGAAGATAAGCATCAAGGCTGTTAAAGACCAATACCCAAAAACATAAGGAATTATGAATGGAACTATCCGAGGTTGTACTAGCACTGGTTGGAATAATCTCGGCTATTACTGGTGGTGTCGTTAAGTCATTAGTGGCTGATTTGAAGTCAGTTGAGAAACAGATATCTTGCCTACCAAAAGAATACATCTTAAAGCGTGATTATCACGAAGAAATGGCTGAGTATAAGTCAGATATTAAAGACGATATTCGTGAGATTAAATCATTGATCAATAAGTTATTTGATAAGGTCGAGGGTAAGCGAAAATGATTGCTATTGAGTCTATTGTACTCATTGCTGATTGTTGGTTATTTTATCCTTATTTATTATGCTCATAAAACGCTTGATTTTAGCCTTATTATGTCTTAGCCTATTAAGTGGGTGCGAGAGTCTTAAATTCCGCAATTTGGGCAAATCTGGGGCTTCTGCTGGTGTTGCTTACGTGATTAATCCTATCGCTGGTGTAGCTGTACTTGCTACTGCTATGGCTTATGATGAGATTATCCCAGATCAACCAAGCGTTGAGCAAATAGAAACCAAAGAACAAGCCACCGCATACATAGCTGAATCATTGTTTATGAATCTCTTATATGCTGGTATTGCTTGGATGTTAATTACTTTCATTGCCGTGCCATTTATCCATCAGCGTGGTTATACTAAAGCTAAGAAGAAATACAGTGCGCGCCTTAATAAAGATCTTGTTGATCAAATAAAGGACAAAATCAAAAATGAATAAATACACTTTTATTTTTATCAGTGGTATGATTATCGCCACGGTAAGTGTTGCATTTTTTAACATGATGCAAATGCCTGGCCAAGCCATGCAAATGGGTAGTCAAATGATGATGCCACCACCCCAAAATCAACCTTGCAATTGCACCTGCACCACCCCTTAAACAGTCACAATACGGTCACACCAACCACCAAAACCCTTTACCAAT